ATAAGAAAAAGAGTTGATGACGGGTATTCTCTTAAAAAAGGAGATAAGGTTTATTTTCATCATTTTTGTATAGATGAAAAAATGGCCAGTGAATTTGGGGGAGAAAATATATATAAAGTAAATTACGAGCAGATATATTGTTTTGTAAGAGATGGTAAAATTACAATGACTATGGATTATGTTTTTGTAGAGCCAATTCAATTAGAAGATAAAATAGGTCGTATTTATATAGAGTCTAAAGAGTCTGTAAAAAGAGGAAAGGTAAAACACACTAATCAATTTTCTAAAAATGATGGTTTTAAAAACGGAGATGAAATACTGTTTATAAAAAACGCTAACTACGATATGATTATTGAAGGAGAAAGATTGTTTAGAATGAAGAATAGTGAGATATTAGCAAAAACATCAGGGATAGAATGAGCGATATAGAAAAATCAGACGTACAGGTTTATGTGGAGGAAACTTTACAAGAGTTGTTATCAGCAGCTAAACATGGTATATCTACGCTTATAGCTGATGTCAAAAGACCTATAGCCGATGATGTGGCAGACGAAAGACGTAAGTCGGCATTAGAGTCTAAAAAGAAAGCATTTATGGATGCTCAAGAAATGCTAGCAGCATTAGTAACCTTAGAGAATAAAATAAAAGGTCAAGAAATAATTGAGGAAGATAGAGAAGATAATAATTTTAAAGGAGGGTTCTCCGAAAAATACGCTAGAAAAAAATGATAGAAGAAATAATGGAAATGCAAAGAGAAGACGATATAGTATACAACTCAATGTTTTGGTCTTACATGCTACTGACTAAACAAACAACTTTTAAAAAAGTTTTAGATAATGACGAAGAGTTTGGTTTGATATTTGACCCAGCTAATTTAAAAAAAGCAAACCCAGAAGAGTTGATAGATGTTCTTATAGAATACTTTGTTGAGCTAGAAGAGTATGAAAAGTGTGCGGACTTGGTTGCTGCTAAAAAACTCTACAAGAAAAAGAAATAACAGATTTTGAAAAAATCGGTATAAAAAAAAAGGGGCTTACGCCCCTTTCTTATTATATATACTTAAACTATCCTTTAGACCAGTATCCGTACTCTAATATGCAAGTTGCAGTATTAGCTTGTACTTCTAAGCCTACAGCTCCTTTTAAAGGTAAGAAAGCAAATTCTCCAGGGTTTAAATCTGAAAAAGCTACCCCCCCATCAGTTTTTACTGTTATAATATTTGTAGAATCTAAATTCTTTAAATATACATAAGCAATATCTGAATCGCTAGTAGTTAAAATATTAGTTACTCCAGTATGTAGTATAGCCGCTCTAGCTGTACTTACCTGTGGATTTGTTGTTGTTAACGTATCTGTTACAGTAATACTTAAAGCATCAGAAGTAGCGTCTGTACTTGTTAATGTTAATGTTGGTGTTAATGTTGCCATTTTTTCTTAATTTTTATTAGTTAATATTACGTTGTTAATGCTATTTCATTTTTACCAACTAACGCTGTTAAAGTGTGATTTACAATAACTCTTTGCCATCCTTGACCAAGACCATGCATTGTAATGTGAGATTTACTAGAAGTAGTACCTCCTAGAGAGTCATTTGAATCTTGCTCTACAGTAGATATATTTATGTTTCTAATTAAACCACTAGCAGTTTGGTCTGGAAAATCAACTAAACTTCCGTTAACATTAATTTGTTCTAAGTCTAATAAAGACCCCTTCCCTCCTAAATGCATGATAAAGTTAGTTTTGATACCCGATAAGTTTTCGTCAACTGTTAAAAAATCAACATGTGCAGAATCAATCTGAGCTTTGTTAGTTCTAGATTTATCATACCACATTGAAAAATCAGCAGAACCATCAGCATCTTCATAAGCAAGAATAACTCTGTCTAAGTTAACAATCACTTCTTTATTAGGAGAGTATGCTACTCCATTTTTCTTTTCAACCGTCATTGGATATAATTGATTTGAATACGCAGTAACATCCCCTAATGATGTTTCATCTGTTACTACTACGATTGGTCTTGCTGATTGTGCTCTATCGTAGTACAATATATGTGCTACTGATGTTCCATCAGCATTGTCTGCCATCCATCCGTAGACAACAGCTTCTGAGTTTAACCCCAGTTCTCTTTTACCACCCGTATCGTTGGTAAAATCTCGGTTGCCATATTTCGTGACACCTAAGCTAAATAAGTTCATAATTTTTTTTTTTTATTAATAATTGATTGAATGTAATGCAAATATAGTTAAATCATTGTATATATGCAAATATTTTCATATATTTGTGTTCATGTCAAGTAAAGTAATTTATGGGATACCAGTTAATATTCCAAAAAAACCTTCTAAGCGTTTTATATTAGGTTCTAATAAACCTAAGAAAAAACAAAAATGGGAAAGAACCGAGCTCCCTGACAACTGGGAATTATTATCAGAGTCTAAAAGAGCAGGGTTTATAGGGCAAGAGTTTAAAAGAAGAGTAGAGGGGGTTTGGTTTATGAATAATGGTGAGGCTACTTATTTAACAGGCTTACATTACTATTATTTAAATTGGTGTAAAATAGATGTTGGATACCCAGATTACTGGGATAGAGATAGAAGATTTTTTCTTGTGTGGGACGCTGTAAGAACTAATCCAGATTGTTACGGATTAATTATGCCAAAACACAGAAGACAAGGAGCTTCTTGGAAAGCAGCAGCAATAGTGATGCATGATATAACTCTATCCTACAATTCCAATGGAGGGATTATGAGTAAGACAGGTTCAGACGCTAAGAAGCTCTTTGACAAGGTTGTGTTTATGTTTAGAAAATTGCCTGATTTTTTTCAGCCAATTATTGAAGGTACAGATTCTCCTAAAACAGTACTGTCGTTTAAAAAGCCTGGGGAAAAAATTACCAAGAATAATGTAAAGGTAAAAAAGTCAGAAGCTTTAGATAGTCAAATAGATTGGAGGAATACAAAGAATAACTCTTATGATGGGGAAAAGTTAAAAACATTTGTTTCTGATGAGGGCGGTAAATGGTTAGAAGCAGATGTTTCTAAAAATTGGCAAATTGTAAAGCCAGCTTTATCAGAAGGAATTAGAATAATTGGAAAAGCGTTCTTACCTTCAACGGTTAATGAGATGGAAGCGGGAGGGAAAGGCTTTAAAGATATATGGGATGATTCAGGCCAAGAAGATATAGTTCCTGGAATAAATAGAACTAAATCTGGGCTGTATAGATACTTCACTCCAGCTTATGATGGTTTTGAAGGTTTTATAGATGAATATGGAAATAGCGTTATTAATACTCCAAAAAAAGTAGTACTTGATAAATACGGAGAAAAAATAATAGTAGGTAGTAAGAAATATTTAGAGGGTATACGAGAAGGCTTTAAAAATGATACAAATAAACTTGCTGAATATAAAAGACAATTTCCTTTTACTCCTGAAGAGGCTTTTAGGGTTAGTACTGATGATTGTCTATTTGATTCAGAAAGAATTTATCAACAAATAGATTATATAGAAGGAACTGGAGGAAATATGGTTACAACAGGAAATTTTATATGGAAAAACGGAGAAAAAGATTCAGAAGTTATATGGACACCAGACAGAAAGGGAAATTGGAATGTTGTTTGGTTGCCAAAAAAAGAAGACAGTAATAAAATGAAAATAAAACGCTCAGGGAAATACCCTGGGAATGAATTGCACCTTGTATCTGGTTGTGACCCTTTTGACCACGATACTACTACTGACGGTAGAAGGTCTGATGCGGCATCTTATGTTTTTAAAAAATTAGATGTGCATGACCAAGACAATTCGCAAATGTTTGTTGCTGAATATATACATAGACCTCCCAAAGCAGAAATGTTTTTTGAGCATATGTTAATGCAGTGTGTTTATTATGGATGCCCTATTCTTGTAGAAAATAATAAGATAGGTCTTATTCAATATTTTAAAAGAAGAGGTTATGAAAAATATTTAATGGCTAGACCAGAATCTACACACACAAAGTTTAGTAAAAAGCAAACTGAAGTTGGTATACCAGCTACAGGAGCTGCGGTAGCTAATGCTATTGTGGACTCAATACAAGCTTACATATATGATTATGTAGGTTTTAATGAAGAGGAAGATGAGGTCGGAAGAGTTTTTTTTATAAGACTATTAAAAGATTGGTTACAATTTGATATAAATGATAGAACAAAATTTGATGCAACTATGGCTTCTGGATT